GGGCCAGTTACAATGCCGCCGTCAGCAAATGCCGGAACCATGCCAAAATTCAGCCTGTCAAAAAAGCGTGTGCCAAATTTATTTACGGCATCAGCATTGATAACGTATTCGCCGTTTGAAAGCATGGCGGGGATTGAATCAGATTTTGACGTGCCCGGACCGCTGATTGAACCGCCGGAGGCAAGCCCAAAGATACTTAACAGTCCCCCTGCACCCTGTGAAAATGACATTGCTTCAAGTGCAGCAGTCGCCGCCACAACAGCCGCCGTAAATGGCACCATTGCCGTAGTAGCCGCTACCGTAGCCGTAGCCTCAGCAGGTTTCGTTACGCCGCTTATAATCGCCTGTATGGCGTTGAATCCTGTTAATAGTGCAGTGCCGCCCTGCACAACTCCGCCAAAACTACCTAATACCGTTGACAGGCTGCCGAAGGCGTTTTCTATGCCCGCTGCGCCCTCACCAGTGCCAGTGCCAGTGCCAGAAGCGGAGCCGCTAGAACCGCCGCCAAATAAGCCTCCTATTGCGCCAAATAAACCGCCGCCGTTGTTGCCATCTGAACTGAGCATTCCCATCAGCGCGTCGGTTATATTAGCGCTCCATTTTTCAGCGAAGCTGTCAACTATGTTCTGCCAAACATCTTCAAAAAAGTTTACAAAGGCGTCGCCAAATGTCTCAGCGCCAGTGAGTATGTCGGAAAACAGCGTTTTAAAACTGTCTTTTGTGCCGGACAGGATATCAACGATCTGCTCAGTTGTGGATTTGTGTTTTTCCATCCACGTATCGTAATAAAGATCCATGTATGCCTTCTGTGCGTTGTAGCTAGCCAGTACGGCGGCATTACGCTCCGTAAGTACGGCTTGCAGCATAGCCAGCGAGTTTTTGTTATAAGCCTCGTCTATGTCTGCCTGAATGTCTTTGCACTGACGGTAATAGTCAAGCTTGTCAGATTCATATTGTGCCGTACGGCTTGCGTTGTATTCCTGTTTTTCTAATGAGAAGTCGATCATGTCAGCGGAGATGACCTTATATTCAATCCCCATAGCCTCAAGAGAGCTGATTATATTGTCCTTCTGCTGTGCTGTGCCAGAGGCGAAGTCAGCGGCGATCTGGTCAAAGTAATCAGACACACCCTTGTAATCATCCTCTGCCGCCTGTTTGAGATTAAACAGATCGAGCGCAGAGCCTTTAAGGTTGCCCTGTGATAACTTCTGCTGGATATCCATGTAGCCATTGGAGATGGATTTAAAAGTTTCCTGTTTTTCCCTAGCTTCGTCGTGCAGTATTTTGCGGCGTTTTTCGCTGTAAATCTGTTCAATACGGTTAAGATCACGTTGATAGTTCTCGTTAGCGGATTTTGACTTGTTAAGCTCTTCAAGCTCCTCAGAATACCACTGATTCAGAGAATCTATCTGTGTTCCTGTTGTCTGCGTCCATTCGTCCGCTATGCGCTGTGATGTGTCGTGCGCCTGTTTCTGTAGGCGTTTGTATGCCTCTGCTGCTTTATTAGCTGCGGATGCTGCCTTTTTGGCGGCAGAATCGTCGTCACCAACGCCACCACCTTTAAGGGTAGTTTTCAAGACATTAGCCAAGCTCTTGCTTTTAGCGGTGTAAGCGTCAGTCAATTTATTACGTTCTTTGAGATTGTTTAATTCTTCTGCTGTGACCGCTGCGCCCTTGTCTGCATCGATATCAGCCTGTGTTTTTTTAGTCCCTGCGCCAAGCTTTGAATTGAGCCAGTCAACTAACTGCCCGTATTTTTCAGCGATTTTAAGGATAAAGTCATATGCAAGCTGGAAGTCTGTTTTAATACCTTCCCACATACCCTTGAAAAACGGCCCAACTGTATCCCATGCGGCGTATATAGCCGCCGCCGCTGTTCCGCAGAGTGCGCCTATGCCAATAATAAGCGGGCTGGCCGCAACAATACCAGCCCCCAGCAAGGCCAAGGCTGGCACGGCAATGGCTGTTATTGCAACTCCTATACCCACAAGTGCCTCACGCACACCAGCCGGGACCATGTTTTCAAACGCCTGTGATACGCCAAGCGTTTTTGCCTGTGTAGCAAAATCAGACATCCATTGTGAGGCGTTTTTCATCCTATCTTTTAAATCCAGAGCTTTTATAATGTCGTCACCCATGGCGCGCATAATTATGCCGACGGAGTCTTTCATATTGCTGAAGCTCTGCGGGATTTCCCCGTTGACTTTAGCCATCATGCCGCCGAAACGTTCTTCCATCCCGGTAAGCAGAGCAGTGATTCCGTCTTTGGCTGAAATAGCGCCTTTCTTGCTAAGTTCCATAGCTTTAGCGGTAGTAATTCCCAGCTTGGAGGCCAAAATGTCCCACGCTGGGATACCTGTTTCCGCAAGCTGCCTCATTTCCTCTGCTGTGACTTTTCCCTTTGCGTTTATCTGTCCAAGGGCTAGAGTTATTCTATCCATGCCCTCCTGTCCAAGCCCAACAGCCATAGATGCATCTCCGAGAGCAGTCATGATAGGGATAACGGCGTCAACGCTAAACCCATACGCCTGTAACTTTTTTGAAGCGTCCACTAGCCCCGCAAATTCAAACGGAGTTGTCGCCGCAAATTTTTCTAATTCGTTTAGGTGCTGCTGTGCTTTAGCGCTGCTGCCCGTCAGCACTTCAAATGCCCGTTTCGTCATTTCCATTTTGGCGGACATAGTGACTGCTGCAACACCTACACCAGCCATTGCAGCAGCTATGTATTTAAACGAGCTTTCAACGTTGCTGGATAATTTCATTGCGTCCGAGCCAAAAGACGTTTTTATCTGTCTTTTAACAGCGTTTAATTCTTTCCGTAGCCCGGAGGAATCAGCGGATATTTTAACTAAAAGGTCTGCTACTGTTGCCATAAATCTCACCACCTTAAAAAAATAAGGACCGCCCTGTTAAGAGCGATCCTTTAAGTTGAATACTTGTTTTAGATATTCTGCTTCGCTTTGTTTCTCTGCTCGTTTACGGTCAGGCTGTAGCGGGTCTATAAGGTCTTTCATGCTGACGGGATGCTTCAAAGTGCCCTGTGAGTTGATAATGGGCGCAACAAAATACGCCGCCAGTGATTCAAGCTCGTATTTACGCCACTTGTACCCGTCAAGCAACTTGTAAAACTCGTGTGGTTGTAGCTTTTCAAATTCACGTGGTTTAAGTTGCAACGCCCCGTACGCTATAGGTTCAGCCCAGTCAACCCAGTTATTTATACTGTCAATTCTGGTTCCTGGACTGTCACTGCGTTTTTTGTGTCAGGTTCATCGTCCTTGTTAATATTCCAGATGGAAACAATAGCCTCTGAAACGCTGGACATAAGATCAAACCAAACGCCGCCATTTTCAAGATATTCTGTTAATTTATCTGCAAAAAATTGTTCTGTTCCATGCGGATAATGATGTTTTAATCCTATAGTCAAAGATTTAACAATAAAATCAATACTTATGTCGCCTGTTGCTGCGCGTTCTGAAATTTTTACAAGAGATTCTTTTAAAAGCCTTTCAAGAAGCACCAACCTTGCTATATCAAAATATAGGTACTGCCCTGCTTCAAAGAACTCAAACGGTACTGTTTTTTTCATAATTCTTACCCCTCCTTATAAATTAAAAAGGGGAGAGCCGAAGCCCTCCCCCTTGATGTTATGCCGCTAACGTAATTACAGCTGTGAGAGTTGCACCGTCTCCGGTCGTTACCTCCATGGTGTGGCTACCAATCGTAAGTGCTCCAATTGTTGCGGATTTGACGGTCAGCGTCCCTGTCGCATACGTATAATTCGTGGTTATTGTCAGAACTGAACCGTCAATCTTTACGGCGCTGATTGTTGCGGTCGTTGGCGTGATACTAAACACTGCGTCAGCAGGGGTACCCTTACTGCCGCTGACAAGCAACGGCGTCATTGATGGTGCACGGTCAGCAAGTGCGCCGTTGCCTTCAATTGTTCCGCTTATGCTGGCTTCACCGTCGTGAGGTGTCTTAAGCGAGAAGTCTGTGAGTGAACCCCACCCTGCTTGTACAGTTCCATCAGGATAGAGCAACTGGACATTCACTTCTGCGCCTGTCTGAAATGCCATCTCAAGATAAGGCAGAGCGGCATCTGAAAGCAGAACGAGTGCGTCAAGGTCAATGCTCCAGCCCCTTAGTCCGGCTTTCGACGATTTCCACCCACCACTTGTCTTGTGAGATACGTCTATGCTGTCCGCTGAACGTGACAGGTCGGCTGAACGCTGTCCGCCGACTATTGTCCATACGGGGCTTCCCGCTGTTCCTGTGTTGATTTTAAGCAAAAAATCCTTGCCAACTGATGCCGAGCTTATACTCGGGTTTACAGGTAATGTAATTGACATATTTTTAGCCTCCTATGTACTGTATTTTTGCCTTGAAAGTCAAAAGTGCGTGATAAACCCACGGTTCGTCATATTCCTGTTGGATTATTCCCTCCGGGATGTCCTGATCCATTGCGCAATAATCAGCAGGGTCAAATTCCAACTGCCAGGACGTTAAAACAGCCCTGACCTCATCACATATCTCCTGTATTTCTTTAGCACTGGTGTCTGCGCTCCAGATGTCGATGTATAGCGTGACATCTGCAATATCAACGTTTTTTGCCCCGTTGTATAAAAAACTGAATGAGTTTCCCATCGTGATGCACGGATAATCGGCGTTTGTAGGGATAGCACTGTAAACTACCGTGGATTGTTTAGTGCTTAGGATGTCATAAACAGCTTTATATACTGCCTGAAACGGTGTATGCTTTATCATTTCGGCTGCACCGCCTCTTTAAGCCGCCTGATAAATTCAGGGCGTCCCTGCTCATATGCCGGACGAATAAACGGATGTGCACCACGTGACGGGATTTGAGCGGATGCCGCATATTGCAGCTTGCCAGCGGCAGCGATCATCAGGGCTTTTTTGTCCTTCGGCTTTTCAATGCTTGCCTTTGCGCCTAATTCGATGAGGTGTGCATACGGGGCTTTTGCGCCAAAGTAGCCAATGACATTTTTGCGGTGAAACGATGAAAAAATTGACTTTTTCAATCTGCCCGTTCTAACCGGTACTAAAGCCTTCGCCGCTCGTGCCATGTTTTTACATGTGACCTCAACAGCGTTCTCAATCCGCAGTCTAGCCGCCCCATCGTATGCGCCGATTTTACTTATAGCCTCTCGCAACTCCGTATTGGCAGGGGTGATCTTAATTTGGAACATCGCCACGGCGAGTCACCTCCTGTACGACAAGTCCTGTAAATTCACGGTCTATGTCGTAAACGTTGGTTATGCGGTACGTGCGGTTGCCCTCAATAGCCTTATAGCCAACGTTGACATCATCACGGTGGCGTATAACCACGACCTGCGTAACGACAGAAGCGAATGCGCCCTGTGTGATCTCTATGCCAGTTTTAGGCGTCTGGAATTCAGCCCACACGGTACACAGGTCAGTTTCAGCCTGTCCACGTTGTGTATAGCCGCCCTGCCCGTCTGATACGCTAGGCGTATAGACTATCGTTATGCGGTGGTTGAGGGTTCCTATCCGTGTGCGGGTCATATCGAATACACCCTGTACATGTCCAGTAGTCGCCTAGCGCCCAGCGGCATTTCTACGGCTGTTGCACCGATAACAACGGTTTCACGGTTTTCGTATAAATGCCCCAAAAACAGGAACATTGCGGCTTTTTCCAGTTCACTCGGAGTGTAATAATCTGTTCCGGCTACGTCTGTTGCGGTTCGTGCGACAAGTAGGCGGTTTTCGTAACGTTCAGCATATTCACGGGCGGCTGTTATCAGGGCGGTTATGAGTGCATCCTCTAAATCATCATCTACACGCAGGTACGTTTTGACTTGTGCCAGCGTGAGCGGTTCCGTTATGGCGAAATCTGCCATCTAATCACCTCTTTTTCTTGGCAGGCTTCGGTTTGACCGCAGCTTCAACCTTTCTATCAAGTGCCGCCGTCTCAATGACCAGAGATTCAAGTCTCATAGCCATTTCGGCGTAGCCATTAGCAATGAGGTTGTCCGCCATCAAGTCAGGAACATCGATAATCTGTCCGGGACCCGCCATTAAATCAGGCGTAGCAAGACGAGCGAGCATTTTTATTTTCGTCAAGCTAACGCAACTCCTTCAATGACAAAAATAAACGTGCCTGAGAGTGCATCGCCGCCGCTGGCAACGGTTATTTTGATGCGCTCATCACAGACGCAGATTGGCGCATAAATACCTGTTATGTCCGCCCCTGCGGTGTCCTGTGCCTGTACGAGCGGATGGATAACAGTGGATGCGGCGAGATCGTCCTTATCCCAGATAACAGCTCCGCTGACATCAGCAACAATGTCAATGTCAGCCCCGACATCAAGACCGCCAGATGATGGCTTGACATACTCAACCGTGCGGATAAGCCCGTTGCACTGTGGCGAGTAGACAACCGCATCGCCGCTGGCATCTGTGGTAACTGCTACTGTGAATCGTGATAGCTTCATGTCTTCACCTCCTAAGAGGTCTTAGTCGCACCGATATCCTCAAGTACGGCTATAATGGCATTGACTGCTGTTGCTATCACGGTGCCGGAGGCGTCGTTCGCTATGTCGGCTATGTGATTAGCCTGTGTGCCGTCCTTGGTTATAATTCCGTCTATAACGTCTATTTCGCCGCCATTAACAACGAGCTTGTCGCCGCCCTGCTCCATGTACACTTTTGTGTTATAACTCATGTTTTAGCCTCCTTAGATTAAAAAATAGAGGGGCACGAAGCCCCTCTATTAGTTGATTATTATGCTGTTCCTTCGGCGGGTGACACGTGCGCTTCGATTGCAAGCGTACCAGTGAGTGCGCTTACAACAGGTGCTTTGACTGGACCATAAAGGATCG